GGTTCTCAGATGGATGATGGACAACATTTATGTCCGGACTGACCCCGCTGGAAACATCAAACCGGATAAAGAGAAATCCACCGAGCGGATTGATGGGGCTGTGGCTACTATTATGGCGCTCGATCGGGCAATTCGCTGCGGTGGGAATATGGGTGGGAGTGTCTATGATGAAAGGGGGATATTGTCCTTTAGTTATTTCTAAATAATGTAAATTACAAATTTGCAATTATGCATTTACAAATAATAATATGTGCTATATAATAAATCAAAAAGGAGGATTTACGATATGGCAAAACTTGAACTGATTATCCCCGATAGTTTATATGAACAATTTCAGATTGCTCTTACCCTAAACAAAAATAGTTTGGATGAAGTAGGTGAACAGATTATTACTGCATATGTAAGTGATAGCTTTATGCAAGCAGCTAAAAATCTGTCAGCTAATACCACTCCTAAACCCGTCACCCCGGTTATACATTACGACCAAAATTATGCCAAAGCGAATCGAAAGATTCCAGCTTGGGTACATCGTCCGAAGCAAAACAATCATAGAATCATCAAAGCATTTTTGCAGATTGAAAGCGAAAAAGGGGTTGTGCTTCTAGATGAGTTGGTCAAGAGGTGTTCTAACAAAGTCGAATACCCGGAAACTTATGTCACTGACTTTAGAGGTAATTTTGCTCAAATGAAAACTGATTCAAGCAACTCACACGGCAAAGTCTTTATTACTAATGGTGATATCGTTGAAATTTGGAGTGAAGTTTATGAAAGCGTTGATCGTTATCGATATGAGTTTTTAAATTCTGTAGAGGAGGATAACATGAGAAAAACTATCACAGATGAGATGGTAATAAGTTCTTATGAAATTGCAAAGAAGGTCTATGAAGGAAAAATTGGCAGAACCGAAGGGAAATTGGAGATTGCGCAAAAAACTGGAATGAATGAGGGATCAGCTGGCGATTTCATTACCAACTTCATGGCAATGATTGATGGTCAAAAGTACACAAGGACACTTAATACTTTTGCCACAAGATTCTATCTTGAGAGTATCAAAAAAGATTACGGTGAAGCTGTTTTCAAAAATGCTATACGTGCGGTTACTGAGCACGTAAAATATTATAACGCATTAGGCCATGGAAATCTCAACAGTATTCAAGCAGTTATTGATGACCTAATATAGATTAGAGAAATATTAAAATGCATCTCACTCGAGGTGCTTTTTTTACGCCCGTTTTTAAGGAGGAACCCATGAGTCGATTAAGAGACATATTCCATTCCCGCGACAAACCCAAAAACTATCTTGATAATAACCCCTTCAGTTTTTTCTTCGGTGGCACCACCGCCGGGAAAACGGTCAATGAACGAACGGCAATGCAGACAACGGCAGTCTATTCCTGCGTGCGGATCCTGGCCGAAACCATTGCCAGTCTGCCGCTTCACACCTATGCGTACACCGAAAATGGCAAAGAAAAAGCCGAAGAGCATTCTTTATATCAGCTCCTCCATCATGAACCCAATCCGGAGATGACTTCTTTTGTGTTTCGTGAAACACTGATGAGTCATCTTTTGCTTTGGGGGAATGCTTATGCCCAGGTTATTCGGGATGGCCGAGGACAGGTGTTGGCGCTATATCCCTTAATGCCAGACAAAATGACGGTGGATCGGGCTTCAAATGGAGAGCTTTTCTACAAATATCAGAGCGATAAAGGCGAAGTGGTGATGCGCAAAGAAATGGTGCTGCACATCCCGGGCCTTGGTTTTGATGGCTTAATTGGTTATTCACCGATTGCAATGGCCAAAAATGCTATCGGGATGGCGATTGCTACCGAAGAGTATGGCTCCAAGTTTTTTAGCAACGGCGCCAATCCCGGTGGTGTGCTCGAACATCCCGGCGTAGTTAAAGATCCCAAACGGGTCCGGGAAAGTTGGAATGCTGTTTATCAAGGCAGCAGCAACGCACATCGGATTGCCGTTTTAGAAGAAGGGATGCGTTTCACTTCCATCGGTATTCCTCCGGAACAGGCCCAGTTTCTGGAAACCCGGAAATTTCAGATCAACGAAATCGCCCGGATTTTCAGGATCCCACCCCATATGATTGGAGATCTGGAGAAGTCCAGCTTTTCAAACATTGAACAACAGTCATTGGAATTTGTCAAATATACCCTGGATCCCTGGGTGATTCGCTGGGAGCAATCGATGCAAAAGGCCCTGCTTAGTGATAGTGAAAAATCCCAATACTTTATCCGCTTTTCGGTGGATGGTCTGCTGCGTGGTGACTATGCTTCCCGAATGGCCGGGTATGCCACTGGCAGGCAAAACGGCTGGCTTTGCGCTAATGATATCCGGGAACTGGAAAACTTAAACCGTATCCCTGAAGAACTGGGTGGAGATTTATTTTTGATAAATGGCGCAATGACAAAACTTCAAGATGCTGGCGCCTTTGCAAATATCAACACGAATGAAAGTGAGGAAACGAATGAAGAAATTTTGGAATTGGATTAAGAACGAAGATGGTTCACGAACCCTTTATCTCAACGGGGCAATTGCGGAGGAAAGCTGGTTCGGTGACGAAATAACCCCCAAGCAGTTTAAATCAGAACTTGTCTCCGGTGAAGGCGACATTGATATCTGGATTAACAGTCCCGGTGGCGATTGTATTGCGGCCAGTCAAATTTATAACATGCTGATGGACTATAAAGGAAACGTCACGGTCAAGATTGATGGGATTGCGGCCAGTGCTGCCTCTGTCATTGCCATGGCCGGAACAACGGTCAAAGTCTCACCGACAAGTTTGATGATGATTCACAACCCCTTGACGGTGGCGATTGGCGACAGCACGGAAATGAAAAAAGCCATTCAAATGCTCGATGAAGTGAAGGAAAGCATTATCAATGCCTATGAGCTTAAAACCGGACAACCCCGGGCGAAACTGTCAAAGCTGATGGATGGTGAGACATGGCTTAATGCCAATAAAGCGTTGGAACTTGGTTTTGCCGATGAGATGCTCTTCGATGAGCGAGAAACTTGCGATGGTGCCCAGAACTACAGCTTTTCCCGGCAGGCGGTGACCAACTCCCTGCTGGATAAGCTAATCCCTAAGCCAACAACCCCTGTAGGAATACCGGTCGACGTGTTTGAGACACGATTAAATTTGATTAAATAAGTGGAGGAAACGACTATGAAAAGAATTTTAGAATTACGTGAAAAACGGGCCAAAGTCTGGGAAGATGCAAAAAAATTCCTGGATGAAAAAAGAAATCAGGATGGTTTGCTTGCAGCTGTCGATATTGAAGTCTACGAAAAAATGGAAACCGATGTGGTAAATCTGGGAAAAGAGATTGATCGCCTGGAGCGTCAGCAGACCCTGGATCTGGAGTTTTCAAAACCGATCAATACTCCGATTACCGGAAAACCTGATGGGATGACCGAGTCCAAAAGCGGTCGGGGCAGTGATGAGTATGCCGATTCCTTCTGGAACGCCATGCGCAACAAGTCCCTAAGCTTTGAAATCACCAATGCGCTGCAAATCGGCAGCGACAGCGAAGGTGGCTATCTGGTCCCCGATGAGTTTGAGCGCACCCTGGTGGAAGGCTTGGAAGAAGAAAATATCTTTAGAATCCTGGCTAAGGTTATTACCACGGCTAGCGGCGATCGTAAAATTCCCGTGGTGGCTACGAAAGGATCAGCATCTTGGATAGAAGAAGAAGGGGCAGCTCAGGAGAGTGATGATTCTTTTGGACAGGTTTCAATCAGTGCTTACAAACTGGGAACCCTGCTTAAAGTATCTGAAGAACTATTAAATGATTCCATCTTTAACCTGGAAGCCTATATTGCAAAGGAGTTTGCCCGTCGAATCGGAGCTAAAGAGGAAGAAGCGTTTTTTATCGGTGATGGTGTCGGTAAACCAACCGGGATCTTTAATACCACCGGCGGCGCCCAGGATGGGATTACCACAGCCAGTGCTACAGCCATTACGGTAGATGAGATCATGGATCTCTATTATTCTCTTAAATCCCCGTATCGAAAAAACGCTACCTTTGTTCTTAACGATGCCACCGTCAAAGCTATCCGGAAATTAAAAGATGGCAATGGGAACTACATCTGGCAACCATCCATTACCGCTGGAACACCCGATACAATTCTCAATAGTCCGGTTAAAACATCTTCCTATGTTCCAACGATTGCGGCCGGGGCAAAAACTGTTGCTTTTGGAGATTTTAGTTATTACTGGATAGCTGATCGTCAGGGTCGTTCTTTTAAACGCTTAAACGAACTCTATGCCACAACCGGTCAGGTAGGTTTTATGGCCACTCAGCGGGTTGATGGCAAGCTGATCCTGCCAGAAGCCATTAAGACCCTGAAACAAAAAGCGTAGGTAGGACTGTGAGTTATACGACAAAGAATTATACAACTGAGGGCGGCGATAAAACGGTCATTGGCGGCACCCTTGATATTAAAGAGGGTGCTATTTTGTTGGGCCTACCCCAAGCTGGATATCAAGCCGATAGTGCTGCGACAACTGTACCAGGGCTGGTTGCGGATTTTAATTCACTGCTGGCAAAGCTTAAAGCAGCGGGTTTAATGAAGTCAGAATAATCAATCAAAAACATACCAATGAAATGAGGTGGCAGTGATGCAGACGCTCCTGGAAAAAGTCAAAGCCAATCTGATTCTCGAGCATGACCAAGACGATGAGCTCTTACAAAATCTAATCTTTACTGCCACATCTTATGCGGAAAGCTATCAAAAAAAAGAAGATGGTTTTTATTTAAAGCATGATATGCACCCCACCACCGAACAGGCAGTGATTATGCTGTCATCCCATTTCTATGAAAGCCGGGATGGCAGCACCGGGGGCTTTTTTGCCGACAATGTTCAGGCCAGCAATCAGGTCTGGACGGTGGTCAATCGGCTTCTGCAAATGAATAAGGATTTTAAGGTGTGATCATGAGTTTTGGAAAAATGAATACCACGATCGATCTGATCACTACCCAACCGGTTAAAGATACTGAAGGGTTTATAAGCACCGGCGATACCATCATCGCTTCAGTACGAGCCTATAAAGAGGATCGCCATGGCAATGAAAGCTGGAAAAACAGAGCGATTTTTACCAATGCCTCGGCACTTTTTAGATTTAGAGCCATTCCCGGCATTGTTGTTAAAACCAACATGGTAATCGTCTGTGATACCGGACGCTACAACATCGTTTCAGTTGAGGATGTGAAAGGTCGAGGGATGTACACCGAAGTGCTCTGTGAAAGGATGGAAACCAGTGGCTAAAATTACGATCAAAATGCCGGACGATTTTCTGCTCAAAATTTCAACCCTTGCTGAAAAGTCCGATGACATCATTCCCAGAGTTTTGGAAGCAGGTGGCGATGTGGTCCTTGAAAAAGTCAAAAGCAATCTCAGCGCTGTCATTGGTAGCGAAACCAAACTTAAGAGTCGCTCCACCGGCGAGCTGGAAGCGGCCTTGGGGATATCCCCGGTGAAAAAAGACAGTGCTGGTAATTACAATCTCAAGATCGGTTTCTCCGAACCCCGCTCCGGTGGCGAAAGCAATGCCAAGATTGCCAATATTCTGGAATACGGCAAAAGCGGCCAACTGCCGAAACCGTTTCTCAAACCAGCCCGGGCCAAGTCCCGGAAGGCTTGTATTGAAGCGATGAAGAATAAACTGGAAAGCGAGATTGAAAGTCTATGAACAGCTTAATCGAACTCAATCAGATCATTAGCGGACTCAATGTTTTGGTGGAAACTGGGAAATTTTCTGAAGAACCATCATACGAGTATATGGTGGTGACCCCGCTGACAGATACATTTGCACTCTACGGCGACGATCTGCCCCTGCGAACGGTTGAGGAGGTGCGGATTTCGATCTTTTGTAAGAATAATTACATTGCTTTAAAAAACAGACTCATTAAAAGTCTGCTCAATTCAGGCTTTGTCATTACCGATCGGCGCTATGTCGGTCATGAGGATGACACCGGCTATTATCATTATGCCATCGATGTGGCAAAAGACTATGAAGTGGAGGAAGTATAAATGGCACAAATAGGACTTAAATATCTCATCTGTTCAAAACTGACAGAAACCGAAACCGACACCAGCTACGCAGAAGGCCGAATCATGGCCTACGCGATCAAAGCTGATATGAATATCGAAGTCAATGAAGGGGTGCTGCGCGGCGATGACCGGATCATTGAAAATGTCAAAGAATTCAAATCCGGAAAGCTCACCCTCAATGGCGACCATTTGGACTATGAAACTCGGGCATTGATTCTTGGGCATACCCTGACCACTATTGATCCTGGAACCAATAAGAAAATGACGGCTAAAGGCTCGGACGATGGGGCGTTCGTGGGGGTCGGCTTTTATGCCACCAGCATTAAGAATAACATCCGCGGTTTTCGAGCGATCTGGCTCACCAAGGTAAAGTTCGGCGTCCCATCTGAAAGCATGGAAACCCGTGGTGAAGCCATCAACTTCCAGACCCCGACCATTGAAGGCACCATCCTAACCGATGTGCTGGATGTCTGGAAAGAAGAAGCCACCTTCCCAACCGAAGCAGAAGCTAAGACCTGGTTAAATACCATGGCCAGTATTGGAGGTACACCATGATGATGGATACTGATCGAATGGCCGTCGTTGCAATCGGTGGCGTGGAGTATCCGCTGATTTTTACCACCAAAGCCACCAAGGAAATTGCCAAGCGTTATGGCGG